GGAGAAAAGTTATTTAACTTTCAAGGACTTTACAACACCTGGAGTTCACCTTCACCGATTGATTATGTAACAATGAAAAAATATGGATTATCTCAAAGAGATTATATTATGAAATATGTTACCAAGACAAGTAAAACGGATAAATCAACAGAAGAAATGATTGAAGATGTATCAGTAGATGTACCAGAAGTACCTGAAGATGATGTATCTAAAGTTATAGGAGAAATGAATGAAGTATAACGAAGACCAAATATTACAAGAGATAGGTGCCTACATTCAAGGCACCTATAAACAACATTATAGCACCACAGAAGATGGTATGCAAGTTCAAGATATGTTAAGACATCTTGATATAGATAAAGATTTTTGTCAATCTAATGCAATAAAATATTTGTGTAGATATGGCAAAAAAGCAGGAAAAAACAAAATGGATTTATTTAAGGCGATACATTATATTGTATTATTAATAGATTCAGAGAATAACTAACGACGGAGGTCAATAATGGCTAGAGCAAGTATAAGCTTATGTTTGGGTGGTGGAAACAATGAGAGAGCAATTTCCACTAAAGAAAAGATAGATAAACTTTATGAAAAGGTATGTGAACAAGTACCTGTATCTAAAGGAGATATGATTACAACATTAATATCATCTTCTTTAGATAATCAAAAAGAAGTTTTTAATCTTCTAGTAAAAGAATCTATGCAGGAAGAGGAAAGAGAGTTAGACCAAATCATTGCAGATTCTAAACAAAGAAAATTAGAGATAAAAAAACAATTATCTAAAATGTAATGGAGACACAAGATATACAAGATAGGTTTGATAAAGTAAAAAATAAAAGACTTTTTAAACCACCTACTTGTATCAATCGTGGCTGCAATAATTTATGTCATGTGGTCAAAAAAGATAAAAAAGGAGTACCAAGATATAGATTAGTTTGCAGCCGGTGTCATAAAGCAGGAAGAGGTATTGGCACTTATGCAAAAGGTGTTAAACCATATAAAAAGGATTATTGTGAAAATAAAGATGGAAGATTAGGATTTAAATGTAAGGCAGTTATAAAAGATAGTTGTCAATTAGAAATGGACCATATAGATGGCAATAGAAATAACAATAAACAAAAAAATGTACAGACATTATGTGCAAATTGTCATTCTTGGAAAACTAAACATCATGAAGACGGAAACGGTAGAAAATATCGAAGGGCAAAAAGATGAAAATAAAGCTTGACATACACTTTAAAATGTCCTATAATAATGAGAATTACTATAAATGTAATAGTCATGCAGACTTAAAATGCACAATTAACAACCATGGAGATATATAATGGCAAGAAGAGCGATAAGCAAAACACAAAAAGTGCTAAACCTATTATCAAAAGGTGAACCAGTATCTTGGTCTACTTTAAGAAATAGATTTGACTTGACATCACCAAGAGCTATGATTGATACTTTAAGAAGTAAAGGTCATATGATTTTTATTAATGAGACAAGTCGTGGTACAACCTACCGTATGGGTAAACCAACAAAAGCAATTTTAGCTGCTGGTGTATCAGAAGTATTACTATCTGATAACGCTGATAGAACAATTGTGGCTGCTGGTATCAAAGCACTTTATGGTACAAAGTACGCTTACACTTCTTAATGTGAGAGTGGTGCCCTTTCGAGGGCACCTTAACTTTAATTAACTTGGAGGCAATTGTAATGTATCATAAAATTTCATCAATGTGTGATAAGATTAGAGTAATTTATGATAAATCAGAACAATTAAGAATAATGAAGTACGGTCATCCAGATGACCCTACACTTAAAAAATCAGATAAAGAAGATATTGATTTTTTAATTAAAGACATACAAACTTTATGTAGAGAGATAGCAAATGATAAAGGAAAATATAATAAGTATCCAGCAAAAAAGAATGCTTAGAACATTCGCTATCGTTTTGATTGGGTTGTCCTTACAAGGATGTTTGGCAACCAGGTCGCATATCGGCGCCGGTTTAGGTGCAACAACAACGACAGTAGCATGTGTATCAGTAGGAATAGACAACCCATATGTAATTGCAATGTGTACTTTAGGTGGTGCTCTTGCAGGTGCGGAAATGATGTATCAATCAGACTATGATGTTCACTATGGTACCTTTGTAGACCATATGAATGTTGCAACATCAGGTTCATCTTATACTAATTGGCACAACAGAAAAACAGGGAACAACGGTATAATACATACAACAAGTTTATATTATGATGGTCCTTTTAAATGTGTTGATTATGATGTAACAGTAAATATCACAAATCCTTGGCCTGTTATAGGCATGGGTAACATAGACAGAAGAACAGAATTTGGTACGGCATGTCAAATGCCAGACGGTAGATGGTTAGAAAAACCATATAAAAATCCTTACACAGGTAAATGGGAGAGTAGAAGATGAAAATTCAATGGGAGATTGTAATTGCATTTTTGATGTTCATGACTTTAATGTCATATACAACACATGTTGCAAGAGGTGGTGAAGAATATCATGCAAAGATAAAACCTATAAAACAACAATATTGTTTTACAAAGATTATAATAACAACAAAAGATGATGTGGTTACTAAAGAAGAAAAATTAATCTGTGCAGACGGCAGAAAGAATTTTGATGAACCAGGTTATTGGGAATTGTTTTCAGAATTTTATTATAGAGATACAAATGCCCCTAGGTATTGTAGATACTATGATAGACCGAATCATGCTTTTAATACGCCAGGAAAAGCATGTCTAACTAAAAATGGCGATTGGGAGGTCCAATGATAAAAGATGTGATAATAATTACTCTTGGATTTGTACTATTTACTATGACAGATTTGACCATTGAAGAGGTGGTTACACATCTTAGTAGTAGCATAAATAGTATCATTGAAAGAGTGATAGGAGTAATATAATGAAAAATATAATGATAATTGTATTGGCACTTACATTAGGTGCATGTACAGTAGGTAATAATCCAATCTACACTTTAAAAAGTGAGACTGGTGATTTTGTTACACAAGTTCCAGGCTGGTTTATGCAAGATTATTCTAGTATGGAAGTTTGTAGTACAGATGAAACTCATGAAGGTATGTGTATATTTGGGGCAGGTACATCCGTATCGCCTGATTTAAACCTTGCGATTGAGAAGGCAAAGATGATTGCAAAATCTGAAATTGCTGATATGATAAAAGGCACAATGAACAAACAAAGTAAACAGTTCATTACTGAAGTTGGTAAAACTGCTAGTAAATCTGTTGTTACTGAAGTTGAAAGTGCCATAGTCAATTCTATCGAGAACACTCCAGTTCGTGGGTATGAAGTCTTTGCACAAGATGTAACCATAACAGATAATGGTCAGTATCGTGCATATGTTGGTCTAAGACTACCTATGGGTAAACTTAATAAGATGTATGAGTATACGATAGAGCAGGCTGTGGATGCTTATCAATCAAAAGATAAGTCTCAACACGAATCTATATGGGATGATTTAGTATCATCAAATGAGGAAATAGAAGATGAGAATAGTACTGTACAGTAAAGAAAAATGTACCTATTGTTCTAAAGCCAAGGCTATGTTAGATAGCCTTGGTTTAAAATACACAGAAAAGAAATTTGAAGATTTTGATTCTGTAGAAGATTTTAAAAAAGATATAGGTAAAGATGTGAGAACCATGCCACAAATAAAAATAAATGGTGAAGTGATAGGTGGTTATCATCAATTGATAGAATATTTTGATGACCAAGGTCTTGTTAATTTCAAAGGAGAAAAAGTTGAACAAGGATAAAGATAAAAAAGATAATGTAGTTCAATTATTTCCTAAAGATAATGGTAATAAATTCAAAATATCTGATAACGATATTGATAAATTAACCGAAGAAATAAATCAACAAAAACAAGAAGTTGAATTTGTAGAAACTTTAATTGATGATATTGCAGTAGACTTAATTAGAAGATTAGTTGATGGTGGTTGTGATATACATAAACCACATTTTTATGGTGACCTTGCAATGATTACAGAAATAGTTAGAGGTTTAATTTATAGAGATATGGGTAAAAAACATATCGCTCAAGTTCTTATTGATAAGATGATTGAAGTAAAAAGAGGAAATGGAGAAATACAACCTATAATAAATTATGGAAATGTTTTAGAACCAAAAGATATGCAACAAAAAGAAGATGAAAAAGAAATACATTTTGAACCTGATTTTGAAATACCCATTCCACCTGAGGATGATGATAAATGATTTTAGTTGATTTAAACCAAGTGCTTATATCTAATTATATGGCACAGACAAGAGGTCAAAAGCCACCTAATATTGATATGTTTAGACACATGGTCTTAAATAGTATTAGAGGGTATAATCTAAAGTTTAAAGAGGAATATGGTAGACCTATATTATGTGCTGATTCAGCAAACCCTTGGCGTAGAGAATACTTTCCTAATTACAAGTATCAAAGAAAACAAGTTAGATTAGAAACACAAGAGAGTTCGGACAAATGGGATGACCTTTTCGATATCATTACAGTTGTAAGACAAGAGATTGCAGAAAATTTTCCTTACATGGTTTTATCGGTAGATAATTCTGAAGCAGATGATATCATTGCAGTATTATGTAGAGAGGCACACAATAATAAAGAAAAGGTAATGATAATATCAGGTGATAAAGATTTTATTCAATTACACAAATATGAAGAGGTAAATCAATATAGTCCTATACAAAAAAAGTTTGTAAAAGATGATGACCCTATAAAATATTTACATGAACAAATAATAAAAGGTGACCGTTCAGATGGTATACCTAATATTTTATCAGATGATAATGTATTTGTAACAGGTGAAAAACAACAACCAATACATAAGAAAAGATTACAAGAGTGGGCAGAGTTAGATAACATACCACTTGGCAGTATAACAAGATTAAATTATCAGAGAAATAAGAAATTGATTGACTTAGGTGAGATACCGATAGCGATACAAGAAGACATTATAAATACTTACAGGTCATATCAAATACCAGATAGTTCTAAACTATTGCAGTATTTTATAGACCATAAACTGAAAAATTTAATGACTAATATAAATGACTTTTAACATGAGGTAATATTATGGTAGAAAGAAACCCAAATCTTATAAAACCGGAAGCTATGAAATCTTTGGCTGCAGGTGGAACAGGAAAACCATTGTTTAGTGAAGTATTTACTAAAGTAAACAATGCAAAAGTAAAATCAAAAAAAGTAGAAATTTTGAAAGAGAATGATACACCAGGTTTAAGAAGAATCTTAAAAGGTGCATTTGACCCTAAATTAGTATGGGATTTACCACAAGGTAAACCTCCTTACATGGAGAATGACGCCCCAGCTGGCACAGAACATACTGTTTTAGAAAGTGAATCAAATAAACTATGGCATTTTATTGTCGGTGGTGATAATACATTATCTAAAACAAGAAAAGAAACTTTATTCATTCAGATACTAGAAGGTCTTCACAAAGATGAGGCAGAGTTATTGTGTAATGTAAAAGATAAAAAATTACATAATGTCTATAAAGGA